TAACTGCTGAAGAATATCACACATACCACGATCACAGAGAATTTAATCAACTTCCTTATACTAAAGAAGACTATGATCAAAGAGTATCGCGTATTCTCAGTGTTACATCCAATCTTAAATTTGGAAAGGTTTATCAAGGAATCAACGGAGGATGGGCATCAGAAAACAATTATTTAGACTATTCGCGGAAGACATATACAAAATATGATTATAACTATGATAGGGATTTTAAGCAAAATCTTACTCTAAATAAAAAAATCCCGCTTTCTGCAACATTTGATGTAAATGGAGAGAAATTAAACCTTATGCCTAAGTCGCATCTTGAGCACACATCAGTTAACAACTTGGCCTTTTCTGAAGATGGAAAGGATATGAATTATAATACCCTTCAAGAAAATACGCATGGTAAAACTCGTTCAATTGAAGAAGCTCTTGAAACTGCATCGCATGATATAAAACTTTTTGGTGATTTTAAATTGAATCCTGGTACAGTGATTAATTTAAAATTCCCTAAATCGATTGATCCAGTTGGTATGAAAAAATTCCTCGCGAACATGAAGAATAAATCACAAACAGATAGAGATTTGATTGACCAACACCTCTCTGGTAGGCATTTAATTACTTCTGTAAATCATGTCTTTGATGGTGGTGAATATTTCTCAGAATTGCGGGTAAAGAAAGACTCCTTTAATATTGAACTATAAATAAATTATGAATCCTGAAAATTTTATTAATAACGGTGGTGGATTTGCATGGTTCACAGGTGTGATTGAAGACATTGATGATCCTATGGAGATGGGAAGATATCGCGTAAGATGTTTTGGATATCATAACGAAGACAAAACTGAAGGTAAGGGTATTCAAACAGAAGATCTACCGTGGGCCATGACAATGTTGCCTGTTACATCAGCTTCAATTTCAGGTGTTGGTCAGTCAGCAACAGGATTGTTACGTGGTACATGGGTAATTGGCTTCTTTCGAGATAGTATTAATGCTCAGGATCCAGTTATTATGGGATCTATCCCATCTATTACATCACGTCCAACTGATTATAGTAAAGGTTTTTCTGATCCGTCTAAACGATATCCAAGTAATAAGAAAAATTCTAAATTTGCTGGAAAACTTGTCAAAAAAGACCCAGATAATGAAAAAGAAAAAGGCGAAGATATGGGATTACATCTTAATATGCCTGACACCCCAAGATCTGCACAAGTCAAAGAAGAAAAATATAAAGAAGGATTTAGTTACGATAAGAAAAAATCTTTACGAAAGTTATATGATAAAGTTCCTACTGCACTCGGCCGTGTAAATAATAATTGGAAGTTCCCTGTTCTTGATGATGTGATGAAACCAACATATCCTCAGAACCATGTTACTGCCTATGAGCGAGCCAATGATGCTGATGAAGCAGCACACATTGTTGAGTATGATGTAACTCCAGGCAAAGAAAGAATATCTACGATCCACAGAACTGGTACATATGAAGAAGTTACTCCAGTCGGTGATAAGACTTCAGTCATTGTCGGTAATAACTTTCAGGTCATTGTAAAAGATAATAACGTGAACATTAAGGGAAACTGCAATTTAACAATTGATGCTAACTGCACAACATTTATTAAAGGAAACTGGGATATTCGTGTAAATGGTAATGTAACTGAAAGTATCGGAGGTTGGAGAAAGATCGATGTCGGCCTAGAGCAGGTAGAACATATCGGGTCATCTCTGTTACAGACTACTGGTGGACCATGTACAGAAAAATATGGTGGAAATCAAGTGACTACTGCGCCTAATATCTTCCTCAATTAATATAAATAGGTTATATGTCAAGGCAACTATCAGATAAAAATCCAGCGCCAAATAAGGTTGCGATGCAGCAATTGTATAAGGATTTCCCTATATTTTTTAAAGACGTGCACCCAGTTAAAAAGGATATACCAGCAGTTGTAGATTTAGAAGCTGTTAAGTCTGCCGTTAAGAATTTAATACTAACAAACTTTTTTGAGAGACCATTTCATCCTGAAATCGGATCCAATGCGGCTGCGATGTTATTTGAACCAGCAGATAACTTTACCGCGATGGCAATTAAGGAAGAAATACTATTTGTATTAAAAAAATTCGAACCAAGAACAAATGATCATGTAGTTGAAGTTACAGACAATTCTGATAGGAACTTATATGAAATTACAATTGGATTCAATGTTATATTCTCTCCAAAAAGAGAGGAAATTAGTTTTTACTTACAACGATTACGATAATGAAACAACTTAATGTTACAGAATTAGACTTTGATGCAATCAAAGATAACCTTAAAGATTATTTTAGAAATAATCCAAATGGAGAATACAGCGATTGGGATTTTGAGGGATCAGGTCTTAATCACCTATTAGACATCTTAGCATATAACACGCATTATAACGCAGTTGTTGCGCATAATGCAATGAATGAATCCTTTATTGATTCAGCGCAAATCAGATCAAATGTCGTTTCTCGAGCAAAGCTTCTTGGTTATACTCCAAAAAGTAAGACAGCTCCAATGGCATCGATCTCGTTGACCTTTGCATCTTCTGTTAATCGTAATCTTTCTACATACACACTTTATAGAGGACAAACTCTTACAGCCGCGATCGATGGTACAACCTATACGTACATCACAGTAGATGATTATACTACTACTCTTGATGAAATAAATTCTCAATATGTTTTCGAGAATGTGGTTATCTATCAAGGACGAATGAAAGAAAGTACATTCGTTGTTGAATCTGGAAACATTGATCAGAAATTTATTATTGAAGATTCATCGATTGATTTAGATCATTTGATCGTTGATGTATTTGATAATGCTTATTCAACTGCTGTTGAAACTTATACTGAATTCACGACTCTTTCAGGTGTTGGTCCATCAACTGCTGCCTACTTTATTAACGAGAATTATAATGGAAATTATGAGATTCAGTTTGGTGATGATATTTTTGGAAAAAAACCAGCATCTCTCAGTATAATTAAACTTAAATATTTAAGTACTGAAGGTAAAGAAGGTAATGGCGCTAATGTCTTTACATGGGCGAGTCCAACATCAGTATCACCAGTCATCACAACTTTATCTGGTGCTACAAATGGTAGTGAAAAGGAAGACATTGAAAGTATTCGTCAAAATGCACCTCTTTCCTTTATAACACAGAACAGAGCTGTTACATCGAGCGACTATAAGACTCTTGTCATGCAGATTCTTAATAATATTGAAACAGTATCTGTTTGGGGAGGAGAAGATAATTTTCCACCACAATATGGTAAAGTATACATATCGGTTAAACCATTCGATGATAATGCTCTTACTAATACAGATAAAATCTTTTTGCTTAAAGAACTTGAAGCAAAGAGAGTAATTGGTATCGAGCCGGTTCTTATCGATCCTGATTTCACATATCTATACTTTGATGTATTGTTTAAGTACGATTCAAATAGAACATCGCTGTCTGCTGGTCAGCTTTCAACAAAGGTAGAGTCTCTTCTTTTAGATTTCAATACAAACAATCTTCAAAGGTTTGACGGAGTCTTCCGTTATTCGCATCTTCTTTCCCTAATTGATAAGTTAGACATCGCGGTTGTTAATTCATTCGTTAGAGTCTTCGCGTATAAAAGGGCAGTAATAGAATATGGTAAACTTGTATCAACACCAGTTGATTTCCAAATGGCACTATATGCAGACGAAAATCAAGAAGAATCAGTATTGAGTTCAGATTCTTGGACATATAACGGAGTTGTTCTTCGTATTGAAGATGAACCAATTATAGGTTCATCAACTGAAAGAAATATATACGCATACTCTCTCGGTGCTGATGGAATCAAGAGAACTTTATTCAGAAGTGTTGGCACCCTTGATACTAGTAGCGGATTAGTTTCGATTGATTCTCTTCCTATTAATAAAACCGAGACTATAAATATATACGTTACACCAGCATCAAATGACGTAGTATCAAAGAGAAATAAACTTCTTTCAATTGACATTGGTAAAACAGTAATTAAACCAGAAGTTGATACAATCGCAGTATCTGGTTCTTCTGGAGTTAATGACTATGCACCATTTTTAAGACACCGCCCCGATGGAAATATATAAAATATGTCTCATATCTCTATAGCAACCGCAGCTCCACAGGGAACTGTACCGCATAATACTGAATCGCTTAGAGTTGAAGAACTTATTCCTGCGCAACTAAGAGAAAGTTCAGAAACTTTTATAAATTTAATAAAAGAGTATTATGAGTATCTTAATACTGAAGGTCTTCCAACATACGAAACGAATCGCATCATTGATGAACACGATATTGATAAAGTTTCGATCAAGTATTTAGACGGTATTCAAGGAGAAATTGCTAAGAATATTCCTAATTCAGTAGTGGTTGATAGAGTATCGCTGTACAAAAAGATTGTCCAGTATTATACTCTTAAAGGTTCTGAAGAAAGTATTACAACGTTTTTCCGCCTCTTCTTCGATGAAATTATTGAAGTATCCTATCCAAGAGAGAAGCTCTTTAGTCCTTCTTCTGGTGATTGGGAGCCAGCTAATGATGATTTTACTCGTACTATTGTAGCATCGTTGATAGAAGGTAGTACAGCTATAAAATATAACTATACGCCGTTTCAATTAAAAAAGGATGATGATGTATTAGGAAGCGGTAAGATTATTAAAGTCACACCGATTAGTCTTTATGATAATCCTCCTGCTATTAATTCGTTAGTATTTGATGTTAATTCAGCAAAAAATCTTAACTCTATTAATGAATCATGGGACTCAATAGTATTAAAAGATACTTGGAGAGGCTACTTTAATAACGGTGCTTCATTTAATTCATATGAAGAGTTAGTACACTTTGATGGAGAAAGCGCTTATGTTGACTTTGGAGATATAGGTGAACATAGTGTTCCTCTTGATACTGAAGAACACACGTTTGTTATTCGCTTTCGTCCAAAATTTAATAAGGAAAATACTGTAATTCAACCACTCTTTTCTTTATCAAAAGATTATACTCAGTTACAGTCTCATGAGTTGTTCTTTAATAAAGATACAGGAAAAATAGGTAGATCGTTCGTTAATACAAATGAGCCTCGAATTTCTCTTAACGGAGATGATACATTTCAATTTACGAACTTTATAGATCAAACAACGAGTGCTCTTAATACTTTAGTCGGAAATAAGAAGGAACATATGACCAAGTTCTTATCTCCAATGAGTTTAACATTCAATGGTAAGTGGCAAGAAACGCTCGTTACTTTTAATGGAAAAGCGATTTCTATTCATAGTACCGACCCGGTGTTAAAGACTCTAACCGAAGATGATCTTCGCTTCTTTGATTTTAGCGGATCAACATTCGATGCTCCAAATAATATTAAAGTTGGAAATACAATTACGTACGAAGCTCTTGCGGATTATAACGGGAGGTCAACTGCGATAAGCGAAGATGGCAATATACTTGCTATCGGTGCACCATTTAACGACGGTGGAGGCCTAAACGCCGGTCATGTTAGAGTATTTAGATTAAATAGTAATAGCTCTCCAGAATTATGGGAACAAATTGGTTCTGATATTGACGGTGATCAAATCGATCAGCGTTTTGGTACAGCTATTAGTTTAAGCTCAGACGGAACAGTTCTTGCTATTGGTGCTCCGAATAACGCTCAGGCTAATGCTCCACTATCTGGTAAGGTTAACGTATACGAATTAGTTAATGAATCTTGGGTACAAAAAGGATCGACGTTATATAGCGCAGTTGACTATGAAAGAAGTGGTAGTAGCGTTAGTTTAAATGGAGATGGTACTCGGTTGGCAATAGGTAATGATCCTTACATTGCTGAAAACAGTTTTGAAGTTGGTCTCGAAGAGGGAAATGACGGAGGAGGAAGTTTATTACAAGAAGATGGTGCTAAGATATTAAATCAAAACTTTGATAGTACTTCAGCTTCAGTTGTAAATAGAGCCCGCGTATTTGAATTTGATGTTTCAAATGATTGGGTTCAAATTGGATCAGATATTACCGAGTTAGATAACGACAATCAAAGTTATACTCAAGTTAGTTTAAGCGATAACGGTCGAACTCTTTTAGTTGGAACTCGTTGTAATGTTGGATCTGATATAAAAGCATGTACAAAATCATATATTAATACTGCTGAATCTGTTGGTTGGTTCTCTAGTGGCCAAAGACTAATATTCGATGACGGCGCTAATGATATATTGCTTTCTCCCGTTGAAAAAATAGAAATTAGTTTGAGTAATAACGGTAAAACTTTTGTAATTGGCATTCCTGGTAAATTGGGTACAGAAATTACAAACGGAGCAGTAGAAGTTTATAGGCTTGGAAGTAATAATTTATGGTCTCAATTAGGAGAACCACTTTTCGGAGAAAGGCCTGGAGATCATTTCGGCAACGCGGTATCTATCAATAGTACCGGAAATATTATAGCTGTTGGTGCTTCCTATAATGATGGAACATTCCCACAATCAGGTCATACAAGAATATATCAATATCTAGAAAATAAATGGAGCAAGGTTGGTAACGATATTGATGGTGAAGCGTTTAATGAATATAGCGGCTCAGCAGTTAGTTTAAACGCTACTGGTACGAGAGTTGCAGTTGGTTCACCTCTCGGCGGCGGCGGTAAAGTAAGAGTTTACCAACTTGCTATTAATGCAAACATATCTACGTTCTTACACGCTGAGAAACATCCTACTGATACTAAAAGTAGATGGTCTATTAAGTCAAATAGTAAGTTGATGTATTATACAGAATGGGAAGATAACTCCGCATTCGTAAATGTTAATCCATACGATCTTGGACTAAGGTGGATTATCGGAGACAAACAAGGAGATGAATCTTTACCAGTTCTCCCACACTGTGATCGCATCAAGAGAAACGCTGATCATATCTTTACTCTGCATAATAGAGGATACATGTCTATCTATTATAAACATAATGACAATTTTATCCCATGGCAAGATATTACTATTGCTGATACGACTGTTTATGATGGAGAAAGACTATGGGAAATCTTAGACTATGCAGTTGATGATGTATATCTTACTATTTTAGATAAGCCTATTGGTGGTGCATCTCGAGCGCTTATATTTAAAGCGAATGAGTATAATACATATGAGCATTTTCAAACATTATCTTTAGACCTTCCTGCATATCAACGCCGAGCTTCTGATTTTACTCACATCAAATTGGTGAAGTCGCAACTTATTGTTGGAACACATACTCTCAATAATACAGACATTTCTCAAGTTATTTGCGTTTATGATCTAGTTGATGGTCGCTGGTCTGAAGAGAACTCTGCCAGTTTGCCACATGCTACATTAAAAAGTGTTAGACCACATCTAGAATTTAGCATGAATTCCGGAGTAACGACTAATCGATGGAAGTCAACCAACGAGCTAGCCAGCATTAACACAAACACCAGTGTCAATACATCTTTAGATGACGGAATTAAACTTGGGTCGTCAGCTATAAGCACTCCTATTGGACTTGATGTTGATTCTAAGTTTAGTTTAGCTATTCGGTTTAATGCAATAGATATATATGATAGTATTACTGACATATTAACAATTGGTAATGTGACACTTCGGATTAGTAAGAATCCTATTTCTGGAAATAAGTCACTTCAAGTTGTTTCTAAAGAAGCTGGTAAAGTTGATTATCCTATATTTTTAGATAAGATAAACACCAATGCAATTCTCGACAATAATCCACGAGAAATATTTAGTGATCAATACTTTAATGACGAAATAAAAACCGATGAATGGAATAACTTAGTAGTAGAATTTACGGTTGGAAGTCTATCGGTGTTTGAAGAAGAAGTAATTACAGGTTTAAGGTATTCGCTTAATGGATTTAAGAGATCAAAGACTGTTGATGTGATTAATATAATCGACGATGAGGGTGAAGATAATTTCCAGAGAAGTCCAGTTTACGGAATTAGCGCTGCTTCTCAGATGTCTCTCGGTACTAAAATTGCATTTAATCACATTTCTTTCTATAATAGAGGTCTTTCTCATATCGAGTTTGGAAGAATAGAGACAACGTTATCAAGTGTATACACTAGTAACGTTACTACAGGAATAAACTCATTGCTTGATGGAGGAAGATTTGAAGTAAGTGAAAATGGTAACGTTATAATAAAGGTTGCTGCATATGGTATTAACATTTGGGAAAAAACTCCAGATGGTTGGGTAAGTTTTTATAATCCGATAAGTTCTATAACAGATGGAGGTAGTAATTATATTACACATAGCGGATCAAGATTGTATTCATACAAATTCTCTGGGAATGATTTGATATTGGTAAATGGCGGGTTAAATAACGCTCAGCAATATTTAGAAGCATACGATGAAGAAGATTCTTCATACAAAAGAAAACAGCATAACTCAACAACAGTAGCGTATTACATCCGAAGTCAATATTTAAACTCATATATTAGTTGGAAGTTATTCGAAACGTTTAGAGCTTCTGTAGAATTTGAGCAGAAGAACGATGAATCATTAAAGGTAGGATTAAATTATGGAGTAGATATTGCTATTGATAACGCTAATGACACATTCGCTATCTCTCTTGAACCGGACAGTGTTAATAAAATATTGAAGGAGCCAGCTTCTTTAGAACCAGCATCAAGTGAAAACATTACAAATGTTAAGTATGATATTTGGAAAAAACTATCAGATAACTTCATTCGTCCTTTACCGCTATATGAACCAATAGACGGTTATCCATTAGTAACTTCATATCCTCCGCAATTGAGTAATAGTGGTATATTAAGAATTTCGAAATATGCTCCTTCGTACAACGCCGTAATAGCAGATGGTGATCTTATTCATGCAACTGAATTTACAAAACCCCTCGTAACATATACCTTTAACACCAATATTAATAGACCAGGTTATTATTTGGAATCAAAAGATATCATCGATGATTTTGTTATATCAAATGTTCCTTCAAATAGAGTGTATTTGGATAATAAAAAGATTCAATATAACGAGTTTAACATAATACTCATAAGAGGAGTAGCTGATAGGTATAACGGCTACATTGATATATCAGTCGGTGGTAGTAATTTCGAAAGAATATTAGAAGGAAATACTCTTAAGCATTTATTGATATCTCCTGAAGCAAACTTTGTACTTGGTAGAAGTGTTAATGGATACTTCAATGGCGATATCAGCCATTCTCAGTACTATTCATCTGCAGTCTCAGATGCTACAAAGGATGAAATTGTAGAATGCTTAATTAATAATGTTAAAAACTTCTATCAAATTGTATATGAAGAGTTTGACGGAATCACACTAGGAGCCAATCGACTTACTTCCGAACCGCTTTCAGAAGATCCATTCGCCTTTAACACATTATCTGGCCATGTATTTAATTCATTTTGGTTTTTTGATGAACCGCAAATACGTACAAAGATTTCAGTAACAGCTGACTATAACCAATCAATTAGTAATGAAGCTCAAAGCATATATTGGGGAGATGGAAGAAGCAACATAATAATAGATAACGCAGCTTTACTGCATGAATTTACTACAAATTATCTTGGCAAATACTATGATAGAAAAGGTCAAGTCTCTTCAGTTAACAGAATACAAGATAGCGTATTTTGGCAGCAGTTCTCTTATAACATTCGAAGTGGAATACGTGTTAGCGATTGGGAAAAACAGTTTGTAAATCTAGTTCATCCTGCTGGTTTAAGATTCTTTGCGAGTGTTATTCTTCTTGTTATACGAGATAATCATTGGTTTGGACCAAAGTTTGTTTTGTTTGATCCAGAAACTAGACAAAACACAAGTGTAATTAAAGTAGAAGATAGATTTCTTACGCCGTTTAGAACTAATCAACCTGTAGAGGATTTGAGATGGCTTGAATCGCTTACAGCTCCAAATGCTACTGGTGGTTATCATATGCCTGTTTTCCAACCTGGTTGGTTACAAGGAGACATTCGAGTGCGAGAGTTTATATTTGAAGCTGGTTTATGGACTAAGTTAGCAAGGTCTGTTCCAGGTAATGAGGCTGCTGCGAAATATACATATGAATACTCAGATGGCAATCCAGCAGAAGATGTCGAAATTAGAATATTAAACTTAAATGGCGAACCTGAATTAAGTATCGGCGATGTAGTTTATCAAGATGATAATAACTCTCCAAGTCAGAATACTGGCATTATAGCAAATATTGCTCCTGATGGACTTTACTTTACCGGAATAGTTAAATTAGTAGGAGTAGGTAGTTCGTTTGTTACAGGAGAAATTTATACTCAAAGCTATACAAATACGATAACAATTGAGGCTAAACCTGTTAAGCTAAAATCAGAAGTACTAAATATTTATGGTGATGAGGAGCAAGATGCGGCATATCTATTACAAGATCGCTCAAGCATCGATGTTAATTCAGAGATGTTCATGAGAGCGGTACTAACAGCATTTAAATATGTCATACCTTCATTAGTACCTGCTGCAGTAATTACTAAACAAGACTATCATCAAAATCTAAAATTTAAGGATGTAGGTGATATTAGCTCATATCTCAATACACGAATTATTGATGCAATTGCTGATAAATTTACATTTATGAATGTAGCTGCTATTATTGAAAAGAGGAATCAACTTTCAACTGAAGGTGGTGATGGAGTATTCCTTGAGTCTGATTCTTCTCCTTATGATCAAGAATTGCTTATTGACGATATTGCCGATTGGTGGAATGATCCTGAAGATGATGCTGATATATCTGCTCCAGTTCAAATCGATATTTTATCGTACACTGGTCCTCAGTTGGTTAGTGGAAATGTTGTATATCAAGATCTAGGGGGCGGTATCACGATCGAAGGATTAATTGTCAGCACTAAAAACAGCGGCAATACCATATTAGTTGGATGGAGGGGCGCTATAAATACAAGTGCATCACCAGACTTCGTATATCCATCGAAGCCAGAACTTGATCAGTTATTCGTATCTGGAACAATATACACAATCGCGGGTCAATATGATAGTCCAGAACCACTAGTTAAAATAATCGAAACATCTGCAGAAGTCTCTGTTAGCAACTAAAAACTTTATAAATAGAATTAATGAGTACTAAAATTTCAGCGTTAGACGAGAGACTTCAGATTGATATCAACGGGGAAGAGTTTTTCCCAATAATCGATGGCACTGTTGGAGCATATCACACGTATAAAATAAAACTTGATTCGCTGTTTGCGAGTGATCAAGGGTTTGAAAAGGTAACAAATCTTGTTGTTACTGGTGCAGCTTTGCCTGATCGACAAACCGTCGCAGATGATAATGAAAAGTTTACTTTAACATATACTAAGGAAGATAATACTACAGATGTTATAACAATT